TAAAAAAATCAGCATTTACTAAAAAAGAATTGCAGAAAATTAAACTTCAAGAAGGAGAAAAGTTAATAAAAAGCAAGTACGATGGATGCCCATGTTTTAAACCTGTTGAAACTCCTGACGATTTTGATGCTTTCGATCTTGACAAGTTCTAGTTCTTCACTAGAATTTGGACAACATGCTACCATTGTTTAAATCTCATTTCAGTATAGGAAAATCTATACTGACTTTAGATGATCCAAAGAAGGTCACTGAAGGAGGATCTGATAGTGTATTTAAGATCGCGAAAGACAACGGTCTTAAACAGATTATATTAGTCGAAGACTCGTTGATTGGATTCTTTGAAGCGTACAAGCGAAGCAAAGAAATGGGTATTCAATTAATATTTGGCCTAAGACTTTCAATGAGAAACTCTGCTCTTCCAGAAGATGAAGGCAGTCAACATAAAGTAATTATATTTGCTAAGGATGATATTGGGTGCAAGCTACTCAATAAAATCTATTCAAAAGCCTTTTGTGCTAATTCTGGATTTCTAAGTTATAGCGACCTGAAGGAGTTGTGGAATGAAACGTCTCTCAAGCTCGCTATTCCATTTTATGATTCATTTATTTATATAAATAATCTATCTTTTGGAAACGCTGTTCCTGATCTTTCTTTCACTAAAGCTACTTTGTTTTACGAAGACAATGCTTTAGCTTTAGATTATATACTTCAAGAGAAGGTAAAAGAATTCTCCATTAATAATGACATGCCAATGGTTAAAGTTCGCAGTATTTATTACAATAAGAAATCCGATGTCAAAGCTTTTATGGCATACAAGATAATTTGTAATCGATCTTTTGGCAAAGACCGTTCACTAGAAAAACCAGAGTTGCCTCATTTTTGCAGCGACAAATTTAGCTTCGAAGCTTGGAAGGAAGAAAATGCTACGATTTAATAAAGAACAAAAATATATTTGTTTCGATTTTGAAACCTGTCATCTAAATCTGCTTGATGATAGCAACAAGCCTTGGCAATTAAGCTATCTTATCGCTAAAGGTAGCAATATAATCAAAGAAGTAGACAATCATATCTATTGGCCTGATCTGAAGCTTTCGGAAGGCGCAAAGCTTGTTACTCATTTTGATGAGCGTAAATATCATTCATTAGCCGCCGATCCAAAAGAAGTTCTGGAGGCTTTTGAGGATTATATTTATAATGATGAGTATCTTATTATTGGACAAAATCTATTGGGCTTTGATGTGTACGTTCATAATACATACAGAAGACTAATGGGTAAAAAAAGCGACTTCTCTTATGTTAAGAGAATAATAGATACAAACTGTATGGCTAAAGCTATTAAAAAGAATCTCAAACCTCAAAGAGATTCTAATTTTACTTTTTGGCAGTATAGATTAAATGATTTCCGCGAAAAGGGATTAAAGACAAGTATTAAAACCCAGTTGAAAGAATATAAGATTGACTTCGATGAGAATATGCTTCACAATTCCATGTACGACGTTCAGATGAATTTTAAGATTTTTCAGAAGCAGCTTTGGCAAATTGAAATATGAATTTTTTACAAGATATTAAACCTTACGACAACGCTATGCTTCCCGGCGTTCGTTTGCCTCAAATCTCTATTGAAGGCAAATATTATGATTTGCTGAAGATTCCTATTTCTTCAGACAATTTTACTTTTCTAAAGACGCTTTGTTATCGCAGTTTAAATAACTTGGGATTAAACAATAATCAATATACAGAGCGTTTGGAGATGGAGTTGGATATCTTCAAAGAACTTGACTTCGTTGATTATGTACTTCTCAACTGGGATATTCTTAATTTCTGCCATGAGAATAATATTCCCACTGGTGCTGGTCGTGGTAGTGCTGCGGGTTCTTTGGTTCTGTTTGTTGTGGGTGTTACGAAAGTTGATCCCATAAAATACGAACTCTTCTTTGAGCGTTTCGTCAGTCGTTCCCGCGCTAAGAAGATCGTTAAAGACGACATTACTTATCTTGATGGCTCGCTTCTTCCTGACGTAGATAACGATATCAGCTATGACAGACGCGCAGAAGTAATTAAGTATATTGAGCAAAAACATCTAGGCAAAACATCGAAGATCTTAACTCTCAATACTCTTTCTAGCAAGCTTTGTATTAAAGAGTGCGGAAAGATTGTTGGTGCTTTATCAGAAACAGATGTTAATGAAGTTAGTGACAATATTCCCAAACTGTTTGGACGGGTTTTTGATTTAGAAGAAGCATATAAAGCTAATGATAAATTCAAAGCTTGGGTTGATCAAAATAAATTCGTATTTGAAATAGCTAAGAAGATCGAAGGGCTGAATAAGAATACTGGTGTTCATCCTTCTGGTATTGCTATTTCTTATTATAAGATCGAAGAAGTTTGCCCAGTTCAAAAGACTTCTGATGGTGATTTAGTTAGCGGCTATGATATGAATTATGTAGCCGAACTAATGGTTAAGTTCGATGTTCTTGGCTTGAGAACTTTGACTGTAGTCAGCGAAGTTTGTAAGAGACTGAATATTGAAATGACTTCTATTGATCCAGAAGATCCTTTTATTTATGAAAGCTTTCAGAATCTTCGTACTCCACAAGGTCTATTCCAGATTGAAGCGGAAACCAACTTCAAGGTATGCCGTAAAGTTAAGCCCAAGTCTCTTGAACAGCTTAGTGCGGTAGTTGCTATTGCTCGTCCCGGTGCATTGGACTTCGCTGATCAGTATGCTACATATTCAGCTTCAGGAGTATTTCAGCTTGTTCACGATTTCTTTAAAGAAGAGCTTTCATATACTGGCGGCATTCCTCTTTATCAAGAGCAGTTGATGAAGATGGCTGTGCGTTTGGGATTCACTCTTGATGAGTCAGAGCAGTTGCGACGTATCGTTGGTAAAAAGAAGGTAGATCAAATGCCAGCATGGCAAGGAAAGATTCGTCAGAAAGTATCTGAACAGAATCTTGATCCTGCGATTGGCGATGTATTGTGGAAAGTAGCTGAAGACTCAGCGAACTATTCGTTCAATAAATCTCACTCTATCTCTTATGCTATTTTGGCTGCGTGGACTGCTTATCTAAAATTCAAGTATCCGCATGAATTTTTCTTGGCATTGCTTCAGTTGTCTAAATATGAGCCTGATTCACATCAAGAAATTAACAAGATTTCAAAAGAGCTAGTATATTTTGATATCAAACTTCTACCTCCTGATCTAGCAAAGTCTGCATTAGATTTTAAGATTGAAGATGGCAATATTCGTTTTGGATTAAATTCTATTAAAGGCGTTTCTGAAAAGACGTTACAAGCTCTTCAGAGTTTCAGAGAAACAAATACTCCAACAAAGTTTGATATTTTTATTGCCGCTAAACAAGCTGGTATTAATATTGGTCTACTTTCTTCTTTGATTCAAGCTGGAACTCTAAGTTCATATACTCATAGAAGATCACGCTTAGTTCTTGAAGCTCAAACTTTCAACATCTTAACTGATAAAGAAAAGAAATTCGCTTGCAGTGTTGGGCCTAAATATGATTACGATATTTTAACTATTGTAAGTGAATGCGCTTTTAAAGCACAATCTCTTAACGAGAGCGGTAAACCATTCATGAATGAAAAGCGTAAAATAACATTCAGAAAAAAATACGATGAGTATAAAAAGATCTACGAGCAAAACAAGAATCATGAGAAGTTTGCTAATTGGGTCTTTGAAAATAAGCTCTTAGGTTATACTCCAACTATTCGACTAAAGACTATTTTTCAGCAATCTGAGTGTACGTTTACAGATACAATGGAATTTCAATCTGCTTTTAAAGAAGACAGAGTAAAGATGGTTGGAGTGATAGATGAAACGTATCGTGGAAAAACTAAAAAATCTAACTCGACTTTTTATCGTTTTCAACTTAAAGATGAAGTCGGCAGTGTAAGCGCAATGTTTCTTGATGGCGGCAAACATCAAAGACTTACTGAATATTTAGAAGACGGTCTTAAAATACCTGATAAAGACGATATTGTAGTTTTTACTGGAAGAAAAGGGGAAGATGTATTGTGGATAGAAAATATTGCTATTCTAAATGACAAAATTTATATGAAATTATCTGATGTTCAATAATGTTTGAATTATTTATGTTATTTATTACAATATCATAAACAACAACGGCATGAAATTAAATCACGATCAAATAATAAATGAATACAAAAGTAAAAATTTTACTTTAGTTGATTTAGCTAATAAACATGAAGTTGATTATAGACGAATAAGAACGATTTTAGTAAAAAATAATATTGAAATCATAAATGGAAATAAAATAAAGCCAGTTTCAGAAGAAAGAAAATTAAAAATGAGCAAAATTAAAAAAGAAATGTTTGCTTCTGGTAAATTAAAAATTTGGTGCAAAGGTAAAAAAAGAAACAAAATCGATTTGTATAAAAACATGAAAGCTCATTTAAAGTATGAAATTGAATTAGAATGGTTAATGAAATACGAAGATATTGAAAAACTAAAATTTTTAAATAAAAGCTTAACGAGAGAACGAAATAAAATAGGCTTCAACACTGAAATTTATAAAAAATTTATTGAAAAATTTTATTTTGACGATCAATTTAATATACTGTATACTAAATGGTTACTAAATAAAACAGATGTATGGTTAAAACCTTCTTTAGATCATATAAAACCAAAATCAAAAGGAGGTTCTCTGACAGATTTAAACAATCTTCAATTTTTGACTTGGCTTGAGAACAAATGTAAGTCTAATATAGAACAAATCAATTGGACACAGATTAAATCAAATATTAATAAATATTTTGTATGAAAAATTTAAATTTAACACCAAGAGCGCAAAAGCTAATCAAAGAAGCTTATAAAATAGCTGTAGATCTCAAGCATACAGAGATCACGCATCTTCATTTATTTATAAGTTTTTTGAATCTTAAGCAAAGTCAGATAGAAGAAGCATTTGGAAATTTTGGTATAGATTCTTTAAAGATAAAGAATAGTGCTATAGCATTTCTAAAAGCTAATGTTCCAGCACAAAAGAAAGCTACGTTAAAGCCTTTATTATCTGAAGGTGTAACTAATGTTTTTAAATGCGCCAAAACTATATCTTCCAAATTCGATCATAAATACATTGGATTAGAACATGTATTTTTAAGTTTATTTGAAGTTCCTAATCAGACTTTTGAACTTTACTTGATTGATTATAATTATGATTTTGTTAAAGTCGTG